CGCAGGAAGGGGTGCCGACGTCATTGAGATTGTCATAGGCGCAGCGTGTATCACCGTTGGTGGGGTTGAGGCCGCCGCCCGCCACGGTGAAGCTCAATCGTACGCCATACACAGCAGCACCGGGGCCAAGGATGCCGCTCGCGATGAGGAGGCGAGGGCGTGCGCCGATGTCAAGGCGGTCCACCTTCGCTTCCGCGTTGGAGTTCTGGCCGATGCCTGAAAAGAAGGAGAGCTCCTTGTCGGCACTACAGGCAGGCTGAGTGGCCCAGGTGAGCGTAGCTGGGTCGAAGTCGGCTGTCACCCAGGCGCCGTACAGTGTGGCATTGATGCCCACGGTTATTTCGGGTGCCGCGATCACGAGGAGAGCGCGGTGCACAGCGTCGTAGGGGCTGCCTCCGAGCCAGGAGAATTGCAGGAGAGGGGTGTCCGAGAGGCCGTTGAGGGGTACGGGATTCTGGAACTTGAAGTAGGCGCGCTTCTCGGCGGTGGTGATCCACGCGGCGCCGTTGTGCTGCTGCCAGATGCCTGCGCCGGCCATTACGAGGCAGGAACCGGTCTGCACAAGGGCGGCAGTGGTGCCCTGCCACATGCCCTCGAAGCCGCCGATCACTCTATCGAAAAAATAGTGACGCACCCCCAGGGCGTCGGTGATGCAGCGGACGGTGACGATCTCGCGTCCTTCGCCGTCCGCTTCGTCCACCTCAGCGAGCTCGTGGCTGTCCACGGGCTCCCCATCGTTGGTGGCATAACCCTCGTAGGCGTCGTCGCGCGCATCGAAGGCATAGTGGGTGGTGGTGCCCACGGAGCGGCTCTCGACGACCTCCTTCACGTAGTAGACGTTGGTGCCGGCGACACCGCCGGAGACGATCTGGGCCTTGAACCAGTCGCGGACCCGGCGGGTGCGCTCGGCGAGGGGGTCGAGGCGCACGCCGACGAGGCCGCCGCCGGGGCACGAGGAGACGCGGGCGAAGTCGGAGCCTGCGTCGCGACGAGCGGCCGAGCGTGCGATGGCCTCGAGGAACGCGCGGCTGCGCTGCCACTTCAGGCCCCTGGGGATGCGGAGAGGAGGTTCCATGTCACGCGATCCCTCGGATGACGGGGGGAAGGAACTTGAACGTTTCCTGGAACGAGATGGCCCGCTTCACCTGGAAGCGCGCGCGGCCGTTCACGCTCTCCGGCTTGTTGGGAGGCCCGGCAAGGCTCTCCACATTCGCCGGCACCCGATTCGTCTGCGAGTCTATGTAGGCGGCCTGGGCGAGCCAGCCCTCGGGGGCGTACTGGAACTCGTAGCGATGGACGCAGTACACCGGGGAGTAGAGCATGATTCGCGGGTCCCGGAACTGCCCGGTATTGAGGTCGGGGTCCCATGTAATGGCAGCGCAGCGCCAGTGGCCGGGCTCGCCCGCCTCCCAGACATCGGCGTTCACCTTGTTGTGGTATCGCACGGCATCGAGAGCGGGGGTGCCAGGGAGGGTGGCCTCGAAAACGAGGTTGAGCCGGCTGGACTCGTCGCGGACCGAGGCGATCTGCTGCCAGGTCTTGCCGTTCTGATCGGTGTACTCCACGATCATGGGTTCGCCGGCCGCGTCCATGTTCACCTCGTGGTCGTGGCCGCTCACGGAGCCACTGACGCGCCAGACGCCGATGGGCCGGTAGATGAGGCGCACGCGGATGGTGCGGGAATTCAGGACGGGCTCGGGGATCCGCTCCACGAGGATGGCGGTATCCTCATAGGTCCCGTGGGGTTGCCCCAGCTCGGGGATACCCTTCGCCTGGCAGGCGTTGAAGAGCCGCTCGTCGCCGTTGCCTGGGACGTTGTGGACCAGGGCAACCTGCTCCCATTCCCATCCGCTGAACGTCTGGCGGGCTCGCGTGCCGTCCTGGAGGCAGGCGGTGAGGACCTGGTTCTCGGCGCCGGTAGGGTGTTTCGCCATGTCAGTTGAGTCCTCCGTCCACGGCCATGCGGTCGAGGGTGTTGGAGATGTGCTCGAGCAGCGCTTCGGAGCGGTTGGGCGCGGCGCTGAGGCTGCTGAGGCTGAAGCGGGCGGTTTCGAGGCCGGCCTCCATGCGGTGCGGCTTGCCGCCTTCGAGACTCTCGGCCAGGTCGCCGGATCGCTTCGCGGCGCCGATGGTGGCGGCGGTGCCGGTGCCGCGGGCGACGCCCTGCTCCCAGATGGCGCGGAGCTCCTCCTTGCTCAGGGTCAGCATGCGGTCGAGCTCCTTGTGGCGGACGTCGGCTGCCGCCATAAGGTCGGCTTCCCGGAAGCCGGCCCTGAACTGCTCCAGAACCTGGAAGGGCTTGCTGAGGAAATCGAACAGCGCGCCGCCGACATTGAGGACGAAGGTGAGCGGCTTGGCGGCGCTTTTCTTGAGGTTCTCCCAGGAGCGCGCGAGCTTGTCAAGGTCGCCCTGGAGGTCCTTGCCTGCGGCCTCGGCGACGCCGCCGAACTCGCCCTTCAGCTCGTCGAGGATAACCCGCTGGGCCTTCGCGAGCTGGTTGGTTTCCTGGAAGTTCTTGATCATCGCCCGCTGCTGCTCGCTGAAGCTCACTCCGACCCGTTGCAGGGCGGAGACGCCAAGGACCGGATCGTTCAGGGCCTTGCCGAGCTGGATCGCGGCAGACTGGACCGAGCCGAACAGGATCCCCATGTCCTGAATCGACTCCATCGCGGCCATGAACGTTGGGCCTTTGATCTGCTTGAAGGTGGCGAGGAGGCCGGCGGCATCGAAGATCTGGGCGGCGGAGGTGCCTCGCGTCTCCTCGATTCGCTTCGCGTACTCCGTCAGGTATTCTGCGGAGATTCCTGCGGCGCCTCCTGTGGCTTTGAGGACCGCCGTCATCCGCGTCATGGCCCGCTCGTCGGCGGCAAGTTCGCGGAGCCCTGAGTGCAGCGTGTGGAGCGAGAGCGCGCCGGCGCCCCACGCAAGGAGGGAGTGCTTGAGGGATTTGAAGGCGCCGCCCAGGCTGCCGAGCTCCTTGCGCGCGCGGCGGGAGCCGGACTCGAAGCCGGCCGTGTTGAGGAGGAGGTTGGCTACGAGAGACGCCACGGTGGCCACGGGTCATTTCCTCCGCGTACGCTTTCGGCGCGGTCTCACGCCTGCGAGAGCAGCCTTCATCTCTGCGACCGTCTGGCGCGGTCGCTCCACGGTCAGCAGGAAATCGCTCGGCGTCACGTCTCTGGCCCCCTTGCGCCTCCACGGGTTGCCATTGATCAGGGCGGCAGCGATGATGCCCGCGTGGAGGTTGTCTCGGAGCGGTCCGAACGGTTCCACGTCGAAAAACGCCTGCCAGGCGGTGAGCTCCGCGCTGTCGAGGCTCGCCAGGAGTTCTTTCCGCGTGCGACCCAAGGCGAGCGCGAGCGTCAGGACGAAGCGCTGCCAGGGGTCGCTCCTCAGTTTTTTGCCAACTCCTCCTCATCCGTGCTGCCGATGCGATTGAGTCGTCCGGCGGCGGCATGGATGCGTTCGAGGGCGGCGCCGAACTTGCGGCCTAGAGCCTCCACGTCGTCCGGGCCGAAGAGGAGCTTGCCGTCCTCATCGCAGGCCGTGGCAGCCGTGAGCGCGGCGCGCACGTTGTTGATGCGGAACGAGCCATCGGGCTGCTCCTTGCGACGCGCGGCCATGTCCTGCTCCCACGCGTCGCGCTCCTCGCCCGAGAGCATGCGCACGTGGACCTCGCCGCCCCACTCGGGGACCGGGACGGCAACGGTTTTCCGCTCGGGGGTCGCCAGGATGGCGTCCCTGGTCAAGAGGGCCATAGCAGCTCCTTTCCGTTGATGGCTCAGCCGGCGGCCGAGAAGTCAGGCTCGTCGCAGACCTTGATGCGGATAGTTCCGCTGAGGATGTTCTGCGTCTCCGCGGTGACAGAAGGCTTCCCCGCGAGGAAGCCGTAGTACACCTCCGTGCTGCCGTCCGGGAACTCGATCTTGAAGTACTTCATGGCGCTGATGAGGCCGATCAGCGCGTTGTGCTGGGTCTTGAAGTACTTCACCTCGGCGACGATGTCGTCGGTGTCCTCCAGCTCGCCGGAGACGGCGGTCTTGTGGTTGACCGTGTCCATGTCGGTCGTATCCACCTTCTCGGTGTCGCCGCCAGGCGACTCGATCCTGACGATGCCCGCCAGCTCGGTGGTGCAGGTCTCGGCGGTGTCGCCGTAGCTGAGCTGCGTGTCGAGGCCAAGTTCGCCGGCAATCGTGCTCTTTGCCATGTGCAGGTTCTCCTCTGGTTAGTCGGGCTTCCACACCGCCTCGACATCGAGGCGTTTTGCGTAGCGGAAGCCGCCTTCGGGTTCGATCCGTTCCACCTCGTCGGCATAGCCGGCGAGGAAGCACACGAGGGTGCCGCTCTCCTCTCCCACTGCGACGCTGCCCTTCTGATTCTTGAGCGCGGTGCGGAGCGCCTGGCCGAGCGTGCTGGCCTCCGCGTAGTCGTCCGCCCAGGCGTAGAAGCTCACGGTCGCGATCTCGGGCGGGGCCTGGCCGTCCATGTCGTACTTGAACTCCGTCGAGGCCAGGCGATAGCCGACGGCGGGGAGATCGACGCCAGCCGGAATGACGAGGGGATAGACCTT